GGATTTTCTGTGACCCACGAACTTCCACATCGAGTTTCCAAGATCCAACCCGGACACTGCCAAAACTGCACAGTGTTGTAGTGCCTGGCAAACAATCCCTGATAAACAAGTGTGCTGGCTATCTGGTGACAGATGCCAATACGCCTATTATTGGGGTTTGGTGTGCTAAGGTGCTCGAATTGGAAGGGGATACACTTGTCGGGTTGCGTTCTGAAGACCGCTGGCGACTCTCCATGCCTTGGCCGCAAGATGATGTCGAACTCATTCACACGACTTTCGCGTCCACACTGGGATTGTTGGACGTTGAAGTGCGTGAGATTGAAAGTTTGATAAAATCTGCAACGACATTGGATGAGTTGCCGCAGGCTGTCATTAACAATGACGAGTCTACTGCGGCAAAGATTGCTTGTATCATCGAAGGTTTTATACATCCGGCCTGCAGTTTTAAAGATGCAAGCAGCGCAGAAACGTCGTCCCCGTCGCCGGAATCGGCCCCAGCAGCCCAATCCTCAGCTCGTGCCCAAAGCGATGCCGAGGATAGCGGCGCAACCACCACAGCAGCAGCGGCCAGTCCCGGCCCGGCGAACCGCAAGAAGAACCGTCGTCCGCGCCGTCGCCCTCAGCGACGCGGGCAAGCGGTTTCTGAAATGTGCGTTCGCACCACCTGATTTCAATTTGGATCCCGGGATGGGAATCCCCGACTCCTTTGAGGGCAAGACTCTTATGCGCAAGGACGTCATCACACAGCCCCTATCCTTTGCTGCAAACCAGGACTCCTACCTGTTGATTTTACCAACTCCAGGGCAGGCCTACTGGTTTGCAGCGACGGCTATTGGCGCGGCGCCAACTGCTGCCACGGTTTGGACACCAACCCAATTCCCTGGCGCTTTTGGTGCTGGCCAATTGTTCGGTGACCTTGCAACTGGCCAGAATGACCGTTCTACCAACGTCGACGCGTTTCGCTATGCGTCTATGGCTGTCGGCCTCTACCCCTCCAGCAATTACAATCAGTTTGCTGGATCCATAACGTGTTGGAAGTTCCCTGTACGCTTGACCCAGTCAGCATACAACGTGGCAACTACACCTGCTACAACTGTGTCTGCGTACAGTGTGTCTGGTCTCGACTCAGTGACTGGGACGAATAGTGAGAACTACGCCCGCTCTTTCATTGACGGCGTGTTCTCTCAGTCGTCTTGTTCTGAGCCTGACTTCAACTTCCTCGACATTGTGGAGGGTGTGAACCGACTGCCAATGGCCAATCAGACAGTTGCACAAACCGGACAATTTGGTGTGCTGTCTGGTGATGTCCTTGGTGTTGGTCGAATGGACGCGATACTCGTGCGTGTTTCCACGCCTACTGGAGCGGTTAATTCCGCAATCCTTAAGGTTTGGAACTGTTGTGAGTACCGCGTCAATTCCCAGTCTGCCTTCTACCAATATGCGGGCACGAGTCCAGCTCTCGATGAGAACGCTCTGGTAGCCTACCGTCGAATCGCTAAGTCGATACCGGTGGCTGTCACTGCGGCTGA